GCCCCGTTTTGGGCGCCGAACGCCCCGCGACGTCCACGCAGTGGCTCCGGACCGAGCTGGAGGCGTTCGAGTTCGTGGAAACCGCCTCCGGCGTGCGCTACGAGGCGCCGCGGGGCTACCACGACGACGGCGTCATGGCCCTCGCGCTCGCGCTGTACGGCTGGGACCGGGTCCAAGGCGCCGTGCCCGAGGAACTGACCCCCTTGCCAAGAACCGGCGATGACCCCAACGTGCTGACAGCGGACGAAGCGCCGGCGCTGACCCTGATCGGGGCCACCGGCTGCTTCGACCGCCAGCTGCCGTTCGGATTCTAGCCCCTTTTTCACCCCCGGCCATGCAATCCCCGCGCCCCACCCCGCCCGGCAGCGCCCCGACCATCGTGATCGCCCTCGGCGCCCCCGCCATGCCCACCAAAGGGAAGAAAATCCGGCGGGGACGCCCCGAGTACGACGAGGACGAGGACGAGATGGAGGACGAGGACGACGACGACATGCCCCCGCTCCCCCCGATGGTGACCAAGGGGCGCGATGGCAAGAAGCGCCTCGCCCTCAAGGCCAAGAAGGGAGCGATGGGCATGAAGGTCGGCCGCAAGGACGGCGGGCGTGGGGGCCGCGGCTGACATGGCACGCACCCCGGCGTGGCAACGGAAGGCCGGGCAGGACCCGGACGGCGGCCTCAACGCCGCGGGCCGCGCTTCGCTGCGCGCCGAAGGGCGCGACATCAAGCCGCCCGTGAAAAAGGCCGAGGCGGCCCGGAGTCCGACCAGTGCCAAGCGCCGGATCGCGTTTTGCAAGCGGATGTCCGGCATGAAAGCCAAGCTCACCAGCGCCAAGACGGCGCGTGACCCCAACAGCCGGATCAACAAGAGCCTGCGGGCGTGGGACTGCTAGGATGCGCCATGGGTCTGTAGCTCAATTGGCAGAGCGCCGGCCTCTGGAGCCGGAGGTTGAAGGTTCGACCCCTTCTGGACCTGTTTCCCCCTTTTCGATGGAGTGCTGACGGATGCCGAACATCAAGCCGGGGACGTGGAATCAGGTCAACGCCCGTCCCCTGACGCAAAACCTGTTTCGCACCACCTTTTCGCGGACCATCGCCGCCAACGGCGTGGACCCCGCCTTCTTCACGCCGATCGGCCCACTGGGCGCGGGCATCGGGTACAGCCAGAGCGGCGGCAACCTCGTCCTGACCAGCGGCGTCACGGCCAACAGCGAGCTGATCCTGCGCTCGACGGTCAGCTTTTCCAGTGACATAGAGATGCGCTGGCAGAGCATCCTGTCGCAGCGCATCGTCAACCAGAGCTTCGTCGTCGAGCTGGTCGATGTCATCGGCGACAACGTCAGGTTGACTGTCAACAGCGCCACCAGCGTCACGGTGACGTTCGGCCCCGGCGAAAATCCGTTCACTGCCGCGAACATCGGGCAGTCGCTGTCCATCGGCGCCATCAACGGCGTGGCTGGCGTCCCCGGCCGCTACGCCATCGCGGCGGTGAGCGGCGACACGGTGACCTTCACGGTGGCTGGATGGCCCGCGTCGGGCAGCGGCACCTGCTCGCTGTTCGGCTGGAACTTCGTGCGGTGCGTCTACTCGGGCGCAACCGCCACGACGATGAACTTCGACACCCAGCGCAACGGGTACAACTCGGGCGACACAGCGGCGACGATCAACACCACCGCCTCCCCCGGCCACCTCGGCATTGTGCAGGTGACCAGCGGGTTCTCGACGCTGTTAGACCAGCTGATTGCCAGTGCAGCCACGCTGCCCACGGTCGTGCGAGCCACGCGCGTCGTGAACCTGCCGACCGAGGACGCCAACCTCGTCCTGCAGCTGCGCGTGGTCAACGGCAGCGTGGCGCCCGCGTCCACCACGACGTGGACAGTGGGCATGACGGCGGTGTACGACTTCCGCACCGCCAACGTCACCATCAACGACATCCGCCCGCAGGGGCCGTCCGCGGCGCTGCCGGTGGCACTGGCCTCGGCGCTGCCGGCCGGCACGGCGGTGATCGGCAACGTCGGCGGACAGGCAGCACACGACGCGGTCCTCGCCGGCAATCCGGTGCGTATCGGCGCCCGTGCCCTCAACGCCGCGTATGCCACGGTCGCCACGGGCGATCAGGCCGACCTCGTCTCGACGCTGCAGGGCGTGCTGGTCACCCGTCCGTGGCAGATCCCCGAACTGGAGTGGAGCTACGCGGCAGCGCAGAACGGCATCGTCAACACGACCACGGCGGTCACCTTCCGTGCCGCCGCTGGTGCCGGCCTGCGGTCGTATGTGACCGGGGTGCAGGTCATGGCCGAAGCGCTGACCACGGCCACGGAACTGGCCATCCGTGACGGCGCGGGCGGCACGGTACTCTGGCGCACCAAGATCCCGACGGGCGGGCTGCCGACCATGAACATCGTGTTCAACAACCCGCTCAAGTCCACGGCAAACACGCTGCTGGAAGTCGTCACCCTGACTGCGTCTGGTGCGGGCGCGGTGTATTTCAACGCCCAAGGGTTCACGGCCGCGTGATCGCCGACCTCGCCGCCCTTTGCTGGCCCGCCGTGGCCGCGTATGCCATCTGGCGACTGGCGCCCGTGGCCGAACAGTTCGCGCCGCGTGCCGCGCGCGCCGTTGTTGAGGAGGCGCCCGCCGAGGTGCCAGACGATCTGGTGGCGCTGGCCCTGCAACAGTCCGAGACGTGGGCGCAGGAGGACACCGTCAAGGCCATGCGGGAGAAGTACGAGCTGGCCAAGGATTGGAATCTGGTCCGCTCCGCGTTCGGCGTCGGCCGCGTCACGACCTAACCGCCCATGACTGCCCCCTTTGGGCCGCCGATGGGCGGCGACGAAACCGCCGCGATCGACATGGATGCGCTGGTCCGGCGCGTGCTGGGCGAGAGCAACGATCCGCTGACGCCCAACGAGCAGGTGCGCCCCAACGCCCCAGAGCGCACCCAGTTCACGCCGGAGGAGCAGCAGCAGGCGCTCAAGCGCGCGCTCTACGGCAGCGACTACCCCGACGCCGACCCGGAGACGGCCGATGACATGGCCGCGTGGGCGCGCTGGACCCGCGGCCTCTGGGACAGCCGCCGCGAAGCGGTCATGCAACACCTCTACCTGATCGAGCGCAACCGGCTGTTCCGGGCCGGGCACCAGTGGATTTCGTCCAACGGCTTCGGTCCGTGGAAGGAGCCCGCCCGCCCCCGCGACGCCGCGCGCGTGGTGTACAACATGATCGACAAGGCGCTCGACCAGCGCCTGCAGATCCTGATGGACCAGAAGCCGGGGTTCAGTGTCACGCCGATGACACAGGACCCCGAGGACCGCCGCAAGGCGCAGGCCCAGCAGCTCGCGCTGGAGTACCAGCATGAGCAGCAGCAGATGGCCCGCCTTGCGCGCGAGGCCGAGTTCTGGGCCCAGACCGATGGCCTCGCGTTCTGGCACCAGTCATGGGACCCCGACCGCGGCCCGTGGGACGAGCGGATGGGCGACCAGCCCGGCCAGCGCAAGCCGCTGGGGGACATCATCTGCCAGACGCTGCGCGTCGAGCAGGTCCGTGTCTCGCCCAACGCCACCGCCACGCAGCCCCCGTACTGGGTCGTCATCCGGGAGGTGATCGCACGGTCGGAAGCCGCGTACCGCTACGGAGTCAGCGGACTGGACGCGGCGGATACGAGCCTCGGCGCCAACGACGCGCCGGCCTACAACGGCACCGACGGCCTCGGGTCGTGGGTGATGACGCAGACCACCGTGGGCGAAGGGCAGCGCCTGCGCGACGAGGACACTACGGAGCGGTTCACCGTCTACCTCGCGCCGCACCCCGACGTGCTGCCCGAGGGGCTGCAGCTGGTCGTCGTGGGCGACACCGTGGTGTTCGGCCCCGAGAAGCTGTTCTGGGGCGTCATCCCCGTGGTCCCCGTGCGCGACGGCTCCAGCGACCCGTCGTACTACCCGCGGCCCGTCATGGAGCAGTGGCTCGACCACCAGATGCGCGTCAACGCGCTGCTCTCCAAGTGGATCGAGAACATCCGCGTGAACGCGGGCGGGCGGTTTTTGGTGCGCCCCAACACGATCAGCACCGAGACGTTCATGGGCGGCGTCACGTCCATGATCGAGATTCGCGGTGCCGGCGCGATGAACGAGTCGATCCAGCCGGTGCAGGGGTTCAGCGTCGGCAACGACGTGAAGGAGGCGCTGGCGCTGGAAAAGACCGCCTTCGAGGACGCCAGCGGCTGGAACGCCGTCTCCCGCGGGCAGGTCACCGGCGAGTCGGGCCGGGCGATCATCGCCTCGCGCGAGCAGCTGGAGCGCGTGTTCAGCCCCGCGGTGCAGGCGCTCGCCCAAGCGTTCACGGACTGGGCCAAGGTGACGTTGGCGGGCATGGCATGGGGGTACGACGTCCCCCGCGCGCTGGGCGCCGTGGGCAAGGGGCGCCCCGACCTCGCCCGCGCCATCTCGACCAGCGATTTTGACGGGCAGAGCGACGTCCGCGTTGATCCGCAGACGATGATGCCGATGCCCATGGCGTTCCGCATGTACCTGCTGGACAACTGGCTCCAGACGGGGGTGATCGACGCCAAGGAGTACCGGCGCCGGCAGATGTTTGCCGTGGCACGCGACATGAGTACGCCGGACGAGGATCAGGAGGCGCGTGCCATGCGGATCGCCGAGGCGATTCGCATGAACTACGAGCCGCCCGAGCTGCGGTGGCAGGACAACGAGGCGATCCATCAGGACGTGCTGGAGCGCCAGATCCTGCTGCAAGACGACTTGGACCCCAGCATCATCGCCAAGGCGCAGGAGCGGTGGACCGCCCTGTGGAATCAGGCGGCGCAGAAGCAGGGCGGTGCCCCGTCGGGCGGGCCATTGGGGGCCCCCGGTGGCAGTGTACCGCCCGGCGGCGGCGCTTCACCCCCGAATGGCATGCCAACGCCTGCCATGGCACCCGGTGCCCCCGCCGCGTCGGTGCCCGCGGCCATCCCCCCGGGACAGCTCCCGCTCGCAGCCAGCAACCCGCCCATCGGCGTCGCGCCCCTGCTCACACAGATGCAGGCCGGGACCGATGAAGCGGAGCAGAACGCGCTGCTGGCGGATGCCTTCTCCCAGCAACCGTGACATCAGCCCTGCCCGTCATGCCTCCCATCGAGTCCAGCGAGTCCAACGA